ATCGCCATCGTCGGGCGCTTCGAGGACGTGGCCCCGTTGCTGGGGGCTGGGCAGTTCGAGATGGGCTTTCTCGACGGGCTGCACGATCGGGCGTCGGTCCTGCGGGACCTCGATCTCCTCGACCGCCTCCTGGGTCGATCGGCGACGCTGGCGGTGCATGACTATGACCGCTGGCTCGGCGACGTGCGGTTCGAGGTCTCCGACGCGCTGGGCGAGTGGCTGCCGACGCACCTCGACTGGCGACTCGATCGAGTGGTCGAGTCGCTCGCGGTGCTCCGGCGATGATCCCGGTCCTCATCTGCCCGGTCCTGTCGCGGCCGGACATGGCCCGCCGGATGCTGACGAGCCTCGACGTCGAGGTCGACCGGATCGTCATCGTCGACAACACCCCGGGCCACGACCTCGACATCGGCCCCTACGAGTACATCCGGCCGATCCTGCCGCTCGGCTACTCGGGCGGCGTCAACGCCGGGATCAGCCAGACGCCGGGCGCGCCATGGTGGTTCATCACCTCGAACGATCTCGTCTTCGCGCCCGGGGATCTTGCGGCGATCGTCGAGCGGATCGAGGCGGCCGAGGGTCCGGCGGTCGTGACCGGCAGCACCAGGGACAGCCGCCTGCTGCGCTGGGCCTATGCCGCCGTCAATCGCGCCACCGTCGAGACCGTCGGGCTCATGGATGAGTGGGACTTCTACCCGATCTACTTCGACGATGTCGACATGCAGCGGCGCTGCCAGCTCGGCGGCGTTGAGTGGATCGAGTACGACGGCGGGATATTGCATGGGGAGGCCGGATGGGAAGGCTCGACGACGATCAAGAGTTCGGAAACCCACCGCAACGCCAACAGCGTGACGTGGCAGGTGAACTACGAGCGGTACTGCGCCAAGTGGGGCGGCCCGCCTGGTGGCGAGACCTTCGCCACGCCCTACGGCCTGCCGGTTCCGCTGTCGTTCGTCCGCCCGGACCCCGCCGGGCGGGCTCGGCGCATCTGGTAGAGACCACGGCGATCGAACGCGATCGAGAGGAGCTGTAGATGGCCGCCGGCAACTGGACCTTCACGGACGGTGCCCGGACGCGGATGCTCAACGGCACCTTCGATTTCGACACCGACACGTTCAAGGTCGCGCTGTTCCTCTCGACCTCGAACATCGGCGCGGCCTCGACGACCTACGCCGGGGTCACGAACGAGCACGCCAACGCCAACGGCTATACGACGGGCGGGTTCTCATTCGGCCCGCTGACCCTCGCCGGCACGACGACGGTCACCGTCGATGACCCGGCCGATGCGGTCTGGACGGCCTCGGGCGGCTCGATCACCGCTCGCTACGCGGTCCTCTACGAATCGGGCGGCGACGTCGTCTGCTACTGCCTGCTCGATTCGACCCCGGCTGATGTCACGGCGACCGATGGGAACACCCTGACGATCGCCCTCAACGCGAGCGGCATCTTCACGCTCGCCTGATCGGGGGCGCGCCATGGCGACCCTCGTCACAAAGGCGACCCGCGGTGCCGTCGCCGGCAACGGCTGGACGACACCGGCCAATGCCTCGGCCGACGACACGATTTACGCCACCGCGGCGCCGGCCAAGAACGGCAACGTCACCGGCGATTGGGACTTTGCCGCCTTCACCGACGGCGAGGTCCCGGTCGGGGCGGTCATCGATTCGGTCATCGGGCGCTACCAGTACAAGGTCTCGGTCAACACCTCGATCAGCGACGCCACGGCGACCAACCTCAACAACGGCGCGTCGGTCGGCTCGACCAACGACACGTCGAAACCGCTGGCGGATACGAACCTCGATGTGACCTTCACCTCGGTCCCGACCGAGACCGATCTCAAGACCGTCGGGCGGATCGTCGCTCGGTTCAACGCCCACCGCGGCAACTCGAACACCGTCGTCACGTTCAGCCTCGACTACATCGAGCTCCGCGTCGCCTACCACACGAACACGACCGTCACACCGGGCACCGCCGGCGCGGCGCTGTCCGCCTTCGCTCCGACAGTCACGGCGACCCAGAACCAGCGGGTCGTGCCGGGCACCGCGTCCATCGCACTCACCGGGTTCGCCCCCACCGTCCTCGCGCCGCGGCTCGTGACGCCAGGGACCGCCACCCTCAGCCTGACGGCCTTGGCCCCCACGGTGCTGGCGCCGAGGCTCATCACTCCCGGTACTGCCTCGCTGACGCTCGCCGCGTTTGCGCCGACGGTGACGGTCGGAGCTGGTGGTGGCGGGATCACGGTCACGCCAGGTCCAGCCAGCCTTCACCTGACGACGTTCGCGCCAACGGTCCTCACGCCTCGACGGGTCACGCCCGGCCCGGCGAGCCTCACGCTCACGACATTCGCGCCGACGGTCAGCACGAGTCAGGCCCTTCTCGTCGGCGGCGCGGCTCCCGTCGCCCGGGCCGCGACTTCACTGCTGCCCAGCGTCACCGCCACCCATCCCACGCCGAGGTAGGACGTGCCGAACATCCTCCACGTCACCGTCGAGAACCCCGACGAGATTCTCAACGCCGGGGCCTACGGCGCGGGCGCCCTGATCCAGCTCCAGAGCGCAGCGACCGAGACGGGCGCCTTCGCCGATCTCACCGGGACCGGCTCGACCCCGACGATCCCCATCGTCACCGCGACGAACGTCTACACGGGCTACGACCCGGCTGGCACGAGCACGACCTGGTACCGCACGCGCTACAAGAGCGCCGACGGGGCCCGGCTGTCCGACTGGCAGGCGGCCTTTCAGGTCGGGCGCGAGGGTGTCGGCGGGGTCTGCTCGCTGGACGACGCAAAGCAGCGCCTCGGGTTCACGACCACGACCGAGGACGAGAACATTCTCGGCTACATCGCCCAGGCGACCGACTTTCTGCAGCGTGAAACCGGGCGCCTGTTCGTGCGGTCGCCGCTCGCGGGCACGGCCACGTTCCTCTACAACGTGAGTGAGGCCACGCGGACGCTCCGCATCGAGCGCGGCATCGCGTCGGTGACAACGCTGGAGGTGAAGACCTCGACGACGAGCGCGTTCGTCACCGTCCCGACGACCGACTGGTTCCTCGATCCCTCGCCAGTCGGGCCGGGCTGGACCTACACCCGGATCGTGATCTCCGACCAGCCGACCGGCTCGATCCCATGCTTCTATCCCGGCCGGGCGGTCGTTCGGATGACCGGGGCCGAGGGTTGGGCGACGGTCCCGGCCTCGGTCGAGAACGCCGGCCTCGACTACGTCGAGATGCTGCACCGCTCGCGGGGCAATCCGGGCGTCGGGTCGACCTTCACCGTGAACGTCGACGGCTCGCGGACCTACGAGCGGCTCCCGGCGAGCGTGTGGGGTGTCATCAAGGCCTACGGCCGGCCAGCGACATGAGCGCCCATCGCGTCATCCAGTCCGAGGTGGAGCTAACCGGGCCGTTCTTCACCCGCGACGTTCGGAAGACCGTCCGCCAGAACATCAGCGACTTCGAGGATGCGATCGCGGAGTACGGGCAGGAACGGGCCCGGGCGCAGATCGAGGCGCGCCAGGGGGCGATGCCGGGCTACACCGGCTGGACCCATGATCGAACGATCGGCCGGACTCGAGCCGAAGCGCGGCGTGGCGGCAAGAAGTGGCAGGTGACCGCCGTGATCTCGGCCAACACCGACGGCATGGGCCGCCGTGATGCGATCCGGACCAAGGCCGCGGCGTCGGGCATCGAGCGCCGCTTCCACGTCTTCCGCTCGACGACGTTCGCGATCCGGGCCCGGATGAAGACCGTCAACCTGACGAAGGGGCTCGAATGACCTGGGCCTCGGCGGTGGCCGCGTTCAAGACCGACCTCACGACCGCCGCCGCCGCCCTGAATCCCGCGATCTCGCTCGTCCACAAGGGCGAGCTCGACAACCTCAACCAGGACGCCATCGACTTCTGGGTCCAGGGCTGGCGGCCGTCGCACACCGGCTCCGAGACGCTCACCAAGCTCTCGATCGAGCGCGGGATCTTCGTCGAGATCCTGCTGCGGGCCAAGGCCCGCTCGACGGACGCGGACGATGCCCTCGAGGACCGCGTCATCACCGTCGACGAGGCGATCTGCTCGGCCCTGCTCCTCGACCGGGACCTCGGCGGCAACGCCGTCGGGCTCTACATCGAGGAGGTCGCCTACGACTGGAAAGACCTGTCCGGCCAGCTGTGCCGGCGGATCTCGTTCGTCGCCTGGGTCGACCTGTCCGAAGTCTTCACCGTGAGCCTGTAGGAGAACGCCGTGGCGAAGTCAACCGGCCTCGGGCAGAACCTCTACGTCGGCGGCATCGACCTGTCGGGCGACACGGGCTCCATCGACACGATCCATGGCGGCCCCGCCGCGCTCGACCTGACCGGCATCGACAAGAGCGGCCATGAACGGGCGGGCGGCCTGTACGACGGCGAGCTCGGCTGGACGTCGTTCTTCGACGTCGTCGCCGGGCAGGAGCATCCGACCCTCTCGCCGCTGCCAACGACCGATGTCGGGCTCATGTACGTCACCCAGCTCGCCCTGGGCGGCCCGGCGGGCTGCCTCGTGGCGAAGCAGATGAACTACGACCCGACCCGGGGGTCCGACGGCAGTCTCCTGTTCAAGCTGCAGGCCCTCTCGAACTCCGGCGTCAACACCGCCCTCGAATGGGCCCAGATGCTCACCGTCGGCAAGAAGACCGACACCGCCGCGACGAACGGCACCGGGGTTGACTACGGAGCCGTGAGCACGCTGTTCGGCGCGACCGGCTGGCTGCA